TGTGGTGATGCTGGATCGAGAAACACAAATGGTTTAAGTGGTGGTGGTGGAGAGGGAGGCACAACCGGAACTGGTGAAGGAGGTGGAGGTGGTGGATACACCGGACTTTTTGTTGAGACAATTACTCAAGATAATGCAGTAATCATCGCTGGCGGTGGTGGGGGTGGAGCAAACGACCCTGCAACTGGCGGAGATGGTGGAGGAGAATCTGGTGGTGACGCTAGTAAACTTCCAAGAGGCGGTGAGGGTGGAAATCAAAATTCAGGTGGTGCTCGTGGAAGTGTACAAACATTAGGAGTTCAAGGGTCTGCACTTCAAGGAGGACAAGGTGCCGGTGGTGGCGGTGGCGGATACTTCGGCGGTGGTGGCGGAGGTGGACATAGTGGTTGTTGTGCTGATGGTGCTGGAGGCGGTGGATCAGGTTATATTGGATCATCACTTTTAAGTAATGCATCAACCACAATTGGTGAGGGTGCTGCAGCAGCAAGAAATGGGTCGTTTGAAATTACTGCAATCGAAACATCGGTATCAGTTCCAATTACATTAACAATTTCTGGATCAACATCTAATGTTCTGACAGTTTCTGGTGATGCTACAGTCTCTGCTACTGCTAAAGTTGTTGTAAGTAATTCAAATGCTTTCAACTCACCGCTCACATCAGAATCAAAAACATTTACATCAACTACTGCAAGAGCACTTTTAAAAATTGAACAATATGATTTTACAAATACAGCAACTCTTTCAGAGCATAATCTAACAGATGATGGTGAAATAACTTTTACTGATGATGATTATCCTGCAAATGAAATTTGCTTCTTTGCTCCAGAAAGAGATATTGAAATTGAAATGGAATTGTATGGAGGAAAGGGTATCACTCAGAGGGGTCAAGGAGGTCAAGGAGGTTACTCTAAGATCAAATTTACCATGGAACGAAATGTTGAATATATCATAACTGGATTGTACGGGAAAAATGAAGATAATACAAATAGAGTTTTTACTCCGTTTGTGTATAGAAAGGCAAATTTGATTGCTGTGGTTGGAAGCGGTGGTGCTGGTGCAAATGTCAATAATGATGGTGGTGATGGTGGCGGTATATCAATCGCTGGTGGTGACGGTCAAGGACCAGATAATAGCGGTAGAGGTGGAATAGCATATGCACCAGGAACTTTACCTGCTAATGGTGTTCATGGGTCGATGTCTCCACAAGACCCTGTAGGTGATGATACAAAAATTACTGAATTCCCAGATTATGGTGGTAGAACAATCCCATGCACCAGAGGTATCCACTATAGAGACGAAGGATTTAGTGCATGTGAAGATGTTGGAAACGTAAAATATAGAATTTCGGATGGAACTGAAGTTTTAAATTCTGCTCAAATTCAAAGAGGATTTAAAGCTGGATATAATATTATGATGACAAACGGTGGTGCAATTGGTGGTGTAAATGGCGGAAGAGGAGCAACTGGTGGTGAAGCCGGTGATAATGGTAATGGTGGAGGCGGCGGATCTGGTTATACTGATGGTTCAGTCACAGTTTTAGAATCTACTTTAGGTGGAGGAAGAGATGAACCAGCAGTTATCATTAGACTTGCAAGTTGACTAAATAATAAAAAGTAGTTTAACGGGGGAGAGTGAACCCGCATGGCAGTAAATAAGAATTTTGTTGTCAAAAATGGTTTAGAAGTCAACACTAAACTTATTCGTGCAGACGCAACGAATAACAAGGTTGGCATCGGCACCTCCACCCCGAACTATGAACTCCACGTAAATGGAGGGATTGGTGCTACGGACGTATATGTCTCTGGCATCACTACTGTTCTTAATGAACTTAACGTTGGTCTTGGTGGTACAATCCTAACGGTTGTTGGAGCTACTGATGGTTCCGATCAATTTGTTGGTATTAATACCGCAAGTCCACAGTTTAGATTAGATGTTCGTGCTCCAGTCTCAACTGGTCAAACGGCACTCTATGTCTATGGTGACATGCGTGTCACAGGTGATATTGATCTAGATGATATCAATCTTGATGATGCAACAATCCAAAACCTGACCGTAACTGAAGCATTAAATGTTTCAAACAACGGTCTCTCTACTTTTAGTGGTAGAGCAGACTTTAATGATAGTGTTGATATTGAAGATAACCTGATTGTTGCAGGTATTGCAACTGTCACAGGCAATCTTACAGCGTCATCTGATGTATCAATAGCATCCAATTTATCAGTAGTTGGTTTATCAACATTTACTGGTATCTCGACCTTTAGTGGTCGAGTTGGTATTATATCTGACTTTGTTGTCGATGGTAATACTACACTTTCTGGTATTACAACTCTCTCTTCATCTGGCGGTATTACAACCACGGGTGGAGATCTTTATGTTGGTGGTGATTTATATGTTCTAGATGATCTTGTTTATGATGAGGTAACTGGTAGAAACCTGAATATTACAGGTGTTGCTACTATTGCTTCACTTACGATTACTGGTGGTGGTAGTGGAACAATTGTTTCTACTGATAAGGATATTTTCACCCAGTTTGATATTACTAATAATGCATCAGGTGCATATGAATTTGCTGCAACTGGAATTGGATTTACAGAAGCAAGAGACAATCCTGAATTATATTTGATAAGAGGTAAGAAGTATCATTTCTCTGTAAATGCCTCTGGACACCCATTCTATATCAATACCTTAAACGGAACTGGAACTGGTCAGCAATTTACTAGAGGTGTCACCAATAATGGTGCTCAAGTTGGTGTCGTTACCTTCGCAGTTCCATTTGATGCACCAGAGATTCTGCACTACAACTGCGGAAACCACTCTGGAATGAATGGACCGATTTATATTGGTAACGATGGCGGTCTTGGTATTAGTTCTGAGGGGACAAACCTCGGAGTTGGTATTACTCAAATCAACTTTGCCTCTACTAATGGTACTGCAATTGCAGTAGATATGGGAACAGGCAGCGGTTCAAACTCTGGTATTGCAACCGTGACGATTACACCAGGTGTTTCGCTTGGTCTCGTTATCGCTCTTGGCGCATAATTCACAATAAATACACATAACACTTAAAGAAAGATGGCAGAAGCTTTTTCTAATAAATTAACAAGAGCGGCAGGTATTGTTACCTCGTCAACTGGTGGTGCTATTGGTGTTACCACAACAATTATTACTGGCATCTCAACGGTTGGTGTTGCCGTGAGTGACCTGGTGGTAAACTCAAACTTTATTGCCGGAACTAAAATTACTGAGATTGGGGCAAGTTCAGTTACTGTTGATAGAACTTCATCAAACACAGCAGCAACCACAAGTCAGAACGTCAAGTTCCTTGGACCGACGACTGCATACACTTCAGCATCTGCAACGAAGAGTATTTTGATTGGTGGAACTTTTGCTAACAATACTGATAACTCAGTTAACTTGACAGTTGAGGTAAGAGACCAGAGCACGGCAGTTTCAGTATCAATCGCTAGTAAGATTCCAGTTCCTGCGGGAAGTTCCTTTGTTATCTCAGATGTTGGAAAGACACTACTTGAGGGAACTGATGAAATTGTAGTGTATTGTGATTCCGCGAACGCAATTGATGCTAATCTCAGCATCCTGACAGGAGTTAACTGATGGCAGATCGTAACGGTTATATCGGAAGAGCACCGGGAGACTCATCGGTCACCGTTGCAAGGCAGGTTTTTTCACCGACTGGTGTTCAAACTAATTTTACTTTTGCATCAGGATATGTTCCTGGTTACCTTGACGTTTATCTAAACGGTGCAAAGTTAATTGTCGCACAAGACTTTACTGCCACCGATGGATCTGTTGTTGGTCTCACAAGTTTTGCACAGAGTGGTGATGTTGTAGAGGCAGTTGCATTCAAAGCATTTAACGCAACTTCCGTCAATAGTGCAGGAACACTAAGTGTCTCTGGAAATCAAACAAACGACGGAACACTCTCAGTAACGGGTGGCACTACACTTTCTAATCTGATTGTTACAGGAATCACCACCTTATCAGCAGGTTCTTCTGTATCATTTGCCACAACAGCATTTAATATATCTGGGTCACCAGATATTACGGTTACAAATATATCATCTGGCATCATAACAGCATCTACCTTTAGTGGTGGTGAGGTCAACGGATCTGATGCTAACTTTACTGGTATTCTGACTGCTGCATCTGCATCATTTAGTGGTAATGTATCAATTGGTGGAACTCTGACTTATGAAGATGTCACCAATATTGACTCTGTTGGTATTGTAACTGCCAGAACTGGTGTAAGGGTTACCGCTGGTGGACTTGTGGTTACCGCTGGTATTGCCACTCTTGGTGCTGGACTCACCATGGGTGATAATGACAAAGCATATTTTGGTGATGCCGGTGATTTACAGATTTATCATGATGGAAGTAATAGTTTCATTAAAGATGTTGGTACTGGTATCCTTCAATTAAATACAAATTATTTCCAAGTTAAAAATGCTGCTGATGATGAATTCATAATTCAAGCATCACAGAATGGCGCAGTATCACTTAGATTTGATAATAGTGAAAAATTTGCAACAACTAATACTGGTGCGATCGTCACCGGCATTCTGACTGCCACATCATTTGAAGGATCTGGTGAAAATCTTACCAATCTTCCTGCTAGTGGTGATGCAAATGATATCACCGCATCTCTCTTCACTTAATAAATAAAGGAAAAACAGTAAAATGGCGCTCAAAAAGACACAGTTATTAGATATACAATCGGTCACTGGTATTGCAACAGTTGGCATTTTTACTGTTGGCGTGACTCAGACTGCTGGAGGAGTTGGTGTTGCATCCACCAGTTATATTAAAAACATCATCATGCACAACACCGGACTGGGAACAGCGAGAGTTTCCCTTTATATTAATCCCAATCTTACTCCAGGACCTGCGTTGGCAGTTACTGCAAATAGATTTTTAAGATTAGATGTTGCTCCGAATGAAACAGCATTCTTTGAATCAACATATCCGATGGTGATGACCAATAATGATACACTTTCTGTAGAAGTGAATGCACCTGATGCTGGTGGAACTGGTATTGGTTCTGCCGTGAACTTTATTGTCAACGGCGACACTGATGTCTGATTATGGGCGTAAGATCTCTTGGTAACGCACTAGCAAGTTTTGGATATAAGTTCGGAAGGACTGGATTAGAGGCAGCTAGTGCTGCATCTGTATCATTCTCTGCATCTGGTGGAACCACAACGACTTTTGGTAGTTATAAAGCTCATATTTTTGAACATCCAACTTCTGATAATTTTGTAGTTACATCTGGATCTGCGGATATTGATTTATTAGTCGTCGGTGGAGGCGGCGGTGGTGCTGATGGCGGACCCGGACAAGGTGGTGGAGGTGGTGCTGGCGCAGTAATTTATGAACCAGGATTTCCTGTAACAACTGGAACGTATCCAATTACTATTGGAGCAGGTGGTGCTAGTGGCAGACCTGGATCTCGTGGTGGAACTACATCATTCTCAACGACTCACATCGCTTATGGTGGAGGCGGAGGCGGAGGTGGCTCAGCAGGAACCGATGGTGGTTCTGGAGGTGGTGCCCAATCAGTTGATGGAACTCGAACTCGGGGAAATGCCAGTCCCTCTAATAGCACAAAACCAGGTAATGCAACACTTTATGGTAATCAGGGTGGTCAACCAAATGGACCAGGTGGTGGAGGTGGAGGAGGTGCTGGAGCAGCAGGCGCTGATGGCACCAACGCAGCACCACCAGGAAACAGGGCAACCGCTGGTGGAGCAGGAATACAAATCAATATTGTCCCTGGATCTACCGGACCTGCTCCTGCTCCTCCTTCTGGATACTACTGGGGCGGCGGTGGTGGCGGTGATGATGGTGGTCATGAACCTAGTGGCATAAATGGTGGACTAGGTGGCGGCGGCGGTAGTGAAGGTGCTGATGCAACTGGTGGTGGACAAGCATGGACTGCTGGATCAAATGGAGTTAATAACGCCGCCGGAGCAGGCGGAGCCGGAACTGGTGGTGGAGGAGGTGGAGCATCTGCAGGTGGTGATCCTGGTGGTGCCGGTGGTTCTGGTATCATTATTTTAAGATATCAAGTCTAAATATCTAAAAAAGTCATATGGCACCACTTCGTTCGCTAGGAAATATACGCTCCTTATTTGATGACTTTTATGCGAGAACAGGAAAAGATGCAGTAAGTCCCGCACCACCACCAGAACTTGAAGTGAGTGGTGGTACGAAAATAACCTCTGGTAGTGATACTTACCACGTATTTTTGTATACTGGTTCTCCTCAATCATTTACAGTTGCAAACGCTCCTGGATCTTTAACGGCAAAACTTTTAGTTGTTGGTGGTGGTGGATCTGGTGGGTTTACTGCTGATGGCGTCTCAGGCGGTGGAGGAGCAGGTGGTGTCCAATATTATACAAGTTATCCTATAACTAACGGTACAACCACAGTTGTTGTTGGTAATAGAGGTGCTAATCCTGGTACTAATTCTGATTATACTACAGATCCTAGCATAAACGACGGAGAAGATACAACTTTTGGTAGTGCAATAGGATATGGTGGCGGTGGCGGAGCACATCAAGCCCCAGGAGTTCGTAATGAAACAGGACATAACGGCGGATCTGCTGGTGGTGGATCATCTTATCCATTTCCAGGACAACCAGGAGGAACAGCCACACAACCAGGTGCTCCATTAGTAAGTGGTGCTGGTGGAACAAATTATGGTAATGCTGGTGGATCAGGTATGAACTCCAACCCTGGTGTCGGTGGAGGTGGTGGTGGTTCTGAACTATCAGGTAGACCTGGAGATACCCCTCCCGCTGGTAAGGGTGGAGATGGACAAGCATTCCCAGAATATCCCGGTCCAGTGTTGGCACCTGCTATCCCCTCAACAAATGTAACAACAATAGGACCGACTGGACTTTTTGCTGGTGGTGGTGCTGGTGGTCCTGGATCACCTGGAACACGCCCCGGTGGGGCAGGTGGTGGTGGATCTTCTGGACCTGGAAACAGTGCCAGTGACGGAACTGATGCAACTGGATATGGAAGTGGAGGATCAGGAACTCAATTTGGAGCTAGTAATACTAATGCATCACCGGCAGGAACTGCTGGTATTGTCATAGTCAAATACTCGTCATAAATATCTAAAAAAGTTATAAAATGGGCGTCCGTTCTACTAATCCAATACAATCATTTATTGACGATTTTTTTCGTAGTGGAACGGATGCTGTAAATCCAGTGCCACCACCTGTTGGATCCGCAACTGGTGGTGATATAAATGGACAAGAACCTGGTAATGGGTATAAGTATCACACATATACCACCACTGGAGCATCAACTTTTGTTGTGTCTGGTGGTGACTTATCGAATTGTGAAATATTCGTTGTAGGTGGTGGTGGAAGTGGAGGAAGAGCCGATTCTGGTGGCGGCGGTGGTGGTGGTGTCGCATATGCAACTAGCAAAACATTAAGTGCGGGAACTTATCCTGTAACAGTAGGTGCTGGTGGAGCTGGTATACCACCATCATCTGGTGAACGAAGAGGAAATGATGGTGATGACTCAACTTTTGTGGCACCAGGATATACAATCACTGGACAAGGTGGTGGTGCAGGTGGAGGATATCCAGGTCAAAATGGTAATCCAGGTGGTTCAGGTGGTGGAAATAGAGGACATGCTAGTGCATCTGTTTCAGGAACACAACCCTCGGCAAACCCAGGAATTCCTAACGTAGCAAACTACGGAGGTGATGGTGGTGGTAATGGTGGTACTGGTGCCTTTGGTGGTGGAGGTGGCGGTTCCCAAGGTAATGGGGGTGACGCTAACGGTCCTGGCAATACAGGTGGTAGCGGTGGTGCTGGTCGTGCATTTCCTGCTTTTGCTGGATCTCACATCGGTGTTCCTGCACTCTCTCCATTAGATGCAAAATTTGGTGGAGGCGGCGGCGGTGGAGGTGGTGCCCCAGGTGGATCAGGAGGATCAGGAGGCGCTGGTGGTGGAGGAAGAGGTGGAAATTCAAAACCTGACACCTCACCACAGATGTATGGCATAGCTAATAGTGGAGGTGGCAGTGGTGGAAGTGGAAATACTGCCGGACAGGGACATGGTGAGAGTTTCCCAGCTGGTTCTGGTATTGTTGTTATTCGATATCCAGTTTCTTGATAAATAACCAAAGGATTGCTATAATCCTAAATATCTAAAACAAACTTAGTCAAAAGATAAAAGATGGCTCATTTTGCACAACTAGATGAAAACAATGTGGTAACCCAAGTCATTGTTGTGAGCAACGATGACACATCCGATTCTAACGGAACTGAAACGGAAAGCATCGGTGTTGCTTTCTGTCAGAAACTCCTTGGTGCTGATACCAACTGGAAGCAGACCTCATATAATGGAAACATGAGAGGCAACTATGCAGGTATTGGTTATACCTACATGAGTAATGTTGCTACTCTGGGTGTTGGTTCTACTGATATCTTTATCAGTCAGCAACCATATGCTTCTTGGACTGTTGGTGTTACTACTGCACAATGGTTCCCACCAGCAAATCCTGGTGATGCACCTGCTCTGACTGATGAAGAAAGAGAGGCAGGTAAGTATTACGTCTGGAACGAAAGTAACTATCAATCAGATCCAGCAACAGCATGGGTTCTGACCACACCTGAATAAATTATAAGGAGGGTCTTAACCCTCCTTTTTTTATTGGCATAAATAACTAAAAATAATAATGCGATGGCAATAGGCAATCCTATAACATTAACAAGTAATGTTGCGTCTAAGACCATCAGTGTAATTGCAACAGCATCTCAGACGCTGTTCACAGTCACTGGTGGTTATAGGATCAATCAACTCGCAGTATTTCGTAATGGTGTCCGTCTGGTAGATGGTAGAGACTATACTGCTGCTGATGGATCTACTGTAACTCTTTTATCTGCTGCATCTCTGTCAGATGTTGTAGAGTTTCAAATTTTTGATGACTTTAGAGTTGCTGATGCGATTGTTTCTGCAGCATCAACTCAAACAATCCAGGGTAACTTAAAAGTTACTGGAACTCTGGATGTAGAGTCTGGTGGTATCATCGGAATTAGTTCTGGCGGTACATCAGTTGGTGTTGCTAAGACACTTAACTTTATTGGATCTGGAAATACTGTTGTCCTGTCTAGTGATGGAACAGTTGACATTAGTATCTCTGGTAGTGGTGGCGGTGGATTAGGAACTGCTATCAACTATACTGATGGCACATCATCGCCATTAAGTTTCTTTGACATGGAGGCAACGATCACAGCAGATCTTGACCTTAATGCAGAGAATGCTGGTGTATCAAGTTCTTATGTTGTCTCAGTCATTCCACAAATAAATATTGCAAGTGGAATCGGTGTCACAGTTGGTGCTGGTAAGACTATGATTATTGATGTCCTTCAAATTTCGGATCTCTGATGTCAGACTTAAGAGTAAATAATCTAAAAGCAAGGACAGACGGTAACGTTCCAACTATTGTTGGTGGTGCCGTCATTTCTGGTATTACATCAATTACTGGAGTATTAGAAGCAGAATCTGGTATTACTGCTGAAAACGTATCAGCAACTGGTATTGCAACTATATCAACAGCAATCGTTGGAACTGCTGTCACCATCAATTCATCTGGTGTGGTTGCAACTGGTGTTGTGACTGCTACTAGTTTTTCTGGTAATGTAACTGGTAATGCCACAGGATTGACTGGCACTCCTGATGTTGCAGTTACAAATATTACTGCAGGTATCGTTACTGCCACAAGTTTCCTAGGTTCAGGTTCAAATCTTACAGGTCTTCCTGCTGGATTCACCGAACTCGATGCAGCTCTGTTTAACTAAATAACTAAAAAGATATACCAATGGCACTCAAGAGAACTAAACTATTAGGCATTCAGAATGTAACTGGCATTAACACCGTTGGTATTTTAACGGTTGGTATTACCCAGACTGCTGGTGGTGTTGGTATTGCATCTACCACATTCTTGAGAGGTGTGATTTTACACAATACAGGTCTTGCAACCTGCACATCGTCACTCTACATTTATGACGATGGAGAATCAGAGGGTTCAGGTGCTGCAATTACAACTCGCAGAATTGCTAGAGTTGATTTAGCTCAGAACGAAACATTTTTCTTTGAGACACCATATCCAATTACGATGACAGATGGTAGTCAATTGTTTGTTGAAGTCACAGCACCAGCAGCTGGAGGAACAGGAATAGGAAGCGTGGTGAACGTTCAGGTGCTTGGCGACACCGACATCGTTTGAGGTAAGTAGACATGGGAGTAAGATCTACTGGTAGTCATCCTACAACAACTGAGGCAGACGGACACCTTTTAGAATATTTTAGAAATACCTTTGTACAAGGTGGTGGAGGAACTAATGATTCACCACCATCAGGAATACAGGCAACTGGTGGTGTCATTAGTGATTACACTGTTGGATCAACAGTTTATAGAGCACATATTTTTACATCATCAGGAACTTTTGATGTATCATCAATTGGTACTTTTGGTGACGGAGTAGAGTATCTTGTCGTTGCT